CGCTGCTTGACCAAACCGACCTGTAGCAATTTGAGCATCAGTGAGCATTTGTGCCCTAGATCTTTCAGCAGTATCTGCTAGTTGCTGAGTTTTCAAAATACGATCTAGGTTAGAGCCAGCTAATGTTGCTGCCCTGTCGAATCCTTGAGACAACAACTTTGCCTCCTGATCCCCCTGCCTAGTCAAAAAATCATCTTCAGCAGTCAAATTTGCCAATGTCCCTCGGCTACCGAAAGCACTTGCGCCTCCCGCTTGAGACAACTTTGCTTGCCTCTGGGCTTGCTGCTCTTGAAACTGCTTGGTGGCTCTATCTCTTGCTCTATCAAGGACTTGCTCTGTATATGGATTTTGGAATCGCTCTATGTCAGCGGCAAGATCGCCTGCATCAAACTGTCCGGGGCGGTAATCAGAGCTAATGTCTGCTCCTTGGAAGGTAGACCGGATGTCTGATCCCGTATAACCGCTATCAAATCGCGTATCATTTGGATTATAAGCAGTCCGTATAGTTCCAGCCGTGTAACCGGAACCAAAATCACCTTGTCCTGTATATCCAGAACCAAATGCGCCATCACCTGCATACGCACTTGTCGCTCTCAAGTAATCAGGATCAGCGCCAGTTAATCCTTGAAAATACTCTTGTCCACCTCGGACACCTGAAAGCTCTCTTGTTCCTACACCTGTAAGACCTTGAAAGGCCATTTGCTGTTCAGGCGTATAAGCAGCCGTCCTTTGCCCTTCATATGGAATGTATTCTTGTTGCAGCAATGCATCCGCCATCTGCATTTGCTTTTGCATATACGGATAAAATTCTTTAGGAATGTTCGACTGTGTAACGGTCGATGTCACATTCTGATTACTTGTACCACCACCACTTTTACCGCCCATTTGCGACCTCCTTCAGAAGCTCTTCAGAATCTACTTCAAGCAATTCGTCTTTTACTGCTATCGGCTCTACATCCTGTTCTTCTTGTTTAAACGATTTAGTCATCGTTATAAACTCTTTCTCAAATCCAACTTTGCGCCACGCTTTTTCTAATCCCGGCGCAGTGCTTGTTTCCATGCCATCTACGCCAAGCCTTCTGCCAAGGTCTTCAACAACCTCAAGCGCCTGCCCAGACCACTCTTTGAGCCTAAGCCCACTTAGCGTGTTCAAGTCCAAGTATGTCTTTCTTGGGTAGTTATTTATTCCGCAAATAAAAAACCCAATGATGTTTCCCTCTTCTCTAACCAACCAAACGAAATAAGGTAGCTCGACTAGTTGGTTAAAGATGTCTGCTGTCCAAAATCGACCCTGACTTCTTTTCTGTAAGTTCTCAGCTAGATGCTCTATTTCGGGCCAGATTTGCAATACCTCGGCTTTCTCTACAAGCTCGATGTCAAATGTCATGTTTAAACGACCTTTTGTGGAGTCCTTAGAAACGACATTATTTCTTCTGGAGTCTCATCTAACTCTGCTGGCTGCTCTGTCGTTTGAGTCTTCTGCATACGAATGTTGTTAACCATTTCATCAAGTAGCTCGCCACCCCTTGAGGTGCTCCCATCTCCGATATGCCCAACGACATCGGCAGGTATCACATACTCATCTCTGGATAACAAAACAGGCTCTACACCCTCTACGATTGCCGGTACAACATCATCCATACCGCCGCCAACTCCGGGCACCAATCCCTCAAAAATAGAGGAATCGACCGTCATCGGGCCTCCTTCTTGGAATTTTCTCAACATGCCGCCAAATGGCCGATCCATAGCGTCAGATGGTTTAATCATATTATATCCCTATGCTCATGCCGCCTATCCCAACACCGCCAAATAGAGGGCTGCTACCAATATTGTTTGCGGTTGAAGGATAACCAAAGTCCATTGCCGGCATTGTTGGATCAAACGCTGGCGCTTGTCTATCAAGCATCTTTTGATAGGGGTCTATCGTGTTACCCATCATTCCTACATATGGAGCCGTGTCTTCTGTGGGTGTTGCATTTGTTCGAAATGCTGGCTGGGCATAGTTTTGATTCATAGCAGGCTGTCTTGCTCTAGCGGCACCGTCATAACCCGTATTGTAAAATAATTGTGCCCCCGCAGACCCTTCTCCTAAATAGCTGCCCATTTCCGCTTCGTAAGCAGCATTCATTTGGTCTACAATAACTTGTGGATTTACTGATTGATTCAGTGCAGCCCGCAATATATCTGGATCAAATGCAGGTGCCTGATTGGAGGTGTTGGTTGTATAGGATGCCTGCCCATCTCTTTCAGCTATTTCGTCAGCCGTCATGTCTCTATATTGAGTCACGGTTCTTGTTGGGCTTCCCAGCAACCGCCTGTTGTAATCAGTAACCCCTACTTCGCTCGCGCCTCTAACGTTGTCCATACTTACATTGGGCATCATTTCATCGCGTGGCGTATACACTTGCTCTGTGCGCGTTCCGTCTGCTACCTGATTAACTCGCTGCGACCCCGCTCCACCAAAGGGATTATTAAAATAATCAGGAACAGGGTATTGAACATTTCGATATAAATCTGACATTCGTGGAGGTGCAATGCCACCGCCCATATCAAACCTGCGTATTCCATCTTCGATACGACCACCTTCAGAAAAACTCACAGGCGGCACAGCATTAAAAGAAGGATCTTGTACTTCGTCGAATCCAAATGGATTAGCAAAGTAATCAAATTCACCAGAACCGCTATAATCTGCCCCAGCAAACTGAGCGCCTCGATCACGCACCTGCACCGGCACATAGAACTCTTCGCCCTCGTCATCCATCATTTCGCCAGAACCCATATTCATCATGTTGAACTGGTCGGTCATGGCTTGACCCGTAAGGCCAGCAGTGCCACCTACTGCTGCGCTCTCTAGCAAATCAGGGCTAGTCAACATCTTGGCAATTCCACTGGGCTGTGTTGCGCTTTGTTGCGCTAACTCTGTAGTAAGCTGTTTCAGCTGCTCGGCTCCTGCGCCAGTAGCAATCTGAGGGGCCACGCTTTGAGTAACTTGAGGAGCAACATTGGAGGCTAAAGTCTGCCCTATTTGCTGACTTGCTTGACTTCCCCCTTCCGCCAACACACTTGTTGCAACTGGTGGCTGTGTTAAAACAGGAGCACCAGCAGCGCCACCAGCACCACTAGCGCCACCAGCAGCAGCGTCACCAAGGCCAGCCGTAAGTTTTCCTGCAACGCCGCCCAGCACACCACTTATCAAACCAGCCTTTAAGCCTTCTTTGAGACTGCCGGTCTCTATGGTGGTGCCTAATCCTGTTCCAAGCGCACCAGCGCCTACGGCCCCTAATGTGCCCAATATGCCTGTTGTTGCAGCACCCCCAGCCAATGCTCCAGCTAAACCTAAGACAAGCGGTAAAAACGCCTCTGGCTGTCCTGTATCGGGGTTAATGGTTAGTTGGTTGCCGGGAACCATTTGGGCGAGCACATCGACTTCGCGGGGGTTCATATGCACCAGCATGGTGTCACCATACCGGCCCTTGCTTGCAAGCATTTCCGCTTGACCTTGCAGCGGTGCTCTTTGGCTAAAGTCTCTGTTCATACGAACCTCTTCGCGTTTAAACGTTATGTTATCTCAAGTAACGACACAAATATATCAAAGTAATTGGCTGTTCCTGCTGTCATGCGGAGCTTGTCTTTGCTTTCCAAAACAATCACTTCGCCGTCTTTTAGGTATCCCTTTCGGGTTGCGGCGGCTATTGACCCTGTTTCAAACTCAAATGTCGCATCTGCACTACTATCAAACACATGAACCGTAAGTGTTGCCGCACTTGATCCATCCGTGTTTAACGCGCTTACAGTCTTCAGTATTGCCGTTGATCCCTGTGGACACTCGAACACATCAGTAATGCTTGTCCCTGTCAGAGTTGTAACGACGTTTTGATAGATAGAAGACATTACGACATGAACCAAGTCATGTTAGACGCTTCGCTCTCTACCTCATTCCTCGACGGCACTAAGCCCAATATTGTCCTGATCTGGCTTATCAACCTCTGAAAATACTCTTCGGAATACTCTTGCGGAGGTAACTCCAAAGGTTGCCTGAATTCTGCCCCACTAGATGTTGTGCTCATCTTCGACCATCCACCCTAACATCCAATCTTACATCACCTAAACGCCATCCATTATCTTCGTCAGTGCTTTCGATGCGAACTCGCATTTGCCTAGCCCTCGCTCTTACATTTGTCATAGCAAAGTCTGTCGTATTTGACACATCAACCGATGACTGTGTTGTTAATGTACCATCAGAGTTATTCCGTGACTTCAATGAGTATGTCAATGTTGGATTCGTTGATGTTCCTACAAACGAAAGATCTGGCAGCAATCTGCGAACAAATGCAAACCGATCACCATCAGCTACATCAAAATCAGCAGTTTCTATAAACGCCGACAACGGTTGCCCGTCATCATTGAATCCAGTTTCATGTTCATAAATATATCCAGCATCATTAGATGTTTTAACCGCAACTGGCAAATCTGCCGATGCCCCAGCATCGTCCCATGAATCTCTTGCAAGCTCTGAAATACTCCAAGCCTGCTCAACATAATTGTAAACAACCATTTTGTCGCAAACCGTTGATCCAGTTGATGGATAAAACCAACCAACCTCGTTGTACCCGGTATTAGCAAATGCAGTAACCTGTTGTCCCTGCACATCATTAAGGTTGTCAAAAATAAATGCTCTAACTGTGCATGGCAGTACCTGTGCCACTCCGGTATAAACATAAAAATTATGTCTATCCATAAAATACATAACATTATTAGCAACTATTGCTGCATTAGGGCTTATCAAACTAACGCCATCTGTAATTAACGTTGCCCTAAATATAAATGGAGCGCCTACAAACTGAAGGCTATACAAAGCATTATCTGTCCATATAGCAGTTTCTTGCCTACCTCGAAGCGCACCAACAATGGTTGATCCAACTGAAAGCCTTAAATCACCAGCGGTATTTCTTGTTGACGGCCTCCAATCAAGAACATTTTCTTGGGCGCACCAGCGTATTTGCATTAAATCAATATTTGATTCACCAAAAGGATTACATCCAATAGCAAGAACATGGCGATCTTGTGTAGATACAACTATCTGAAGCGACTCAGATGGAGGGTCAATTGCTCCTACTATAGTAGAAAGCTCTTTAGCTCTTGTTGTTGGATTAGTAGCATCCCACAAATAAATACCACCTAATCGCGGATTCATTACAAGATCTTCACCAAAGTTGTCTAGTGACCATAACCGCAAGGTATTAGTAACGCTATCACCTACAGCGGTACCCCATGTGCCACTACTCCATGTTCCAGCGCCCCAACCACCGCCGGGAACTGCAACATCTTCACCTATGCTTATCTGAAATGCCGCTACAGTGCTACTGCCACCATTGCCTGAGTCTGATGCATTTGCAGTAACAGTCACGCCCGATGTGTCTTTAGCCGTTATGGTAAATGCATTAGAGCTAGATATTGCTAATATCTCATATTCTTGATTTAACACTTCTGCCGTAACATTTCCCCCTAATGATGCGGCACCACTAAAAGTAACAAAATCACCCTGAACAGCATTATGACCTGTTTCATTTACAGTAACGGTAGAACTTCCATTTGATGCTGAAAACGTTGCATCACCCGCGCTCGTTGTCGCGCGTATAGGTGTAACATCTACAAATGTTGTACCTTGTATAATGTACGTTTTCTTTGTAGTTCCAAGTGCAATGTATTTTGTACCTGTTAATGACACCCACTGCTTTATCTTTCGACACGTTCCAATAAATGATGATGTGTATTTTTTTACCCAACCGCCCATTTTTTCGGGAAAACCAGATCGAAATCTTACAAAGTTAGCATCAAAAAATCGGCCTTCATTACTGTACGCAGTGCCTTCTTTATAAATACCCGATTTAAAATTGAATCTTTGTAAACCCATAATGTTTAAACGCTCTATTTATTCGATCCATTTGATCTACTAGACCATGCTTGTGCGCCAAAAAACGCAGCCAGTATACCTGCAACAGATACAAAGTAGACTGCAGCCATATCACCTAGAATCGTTGCTGCTTGATTCAACCCAAAAAGCTCTGATGCCACCACCAAACTAGGGTACAGCAACATACCCCATAGCGCGAACCAACTCATAGCACGTTGCGCGTCGGCTCGTTCATGGTGCAGCCGTAGCTCTAATAGCTCTTTGCTAGTTTCAATTTCTGCATCAGAAACTACGCCATCGCCATCTGCGTCATATTCGGCGTATTCGCTATTTTCTTCTAACCGTTTTGCGTTCATAACTAAGGCCCAAATGCTTTGACAATTAAGTAAATCATACCGATGGCCACACCACCGCCAATAACTAAAGACACCGCCCCAACTGCAATGTCGTGCATAAGTTTTTCACGTTCTTTGCGTTTCTTGTTCAGCATAGCTTGGTGGGCCTTCCTATCTTTTTCTTGTTGGAAAATCGCGTCATCATAGCTTTTCAGAAGGGCCGGATCTGCCACGAGCAGGAGATCACGCAAATCTTTTTGATATCGTTCCTGCGACCTACGAAGCATTTGCAGCTTTAGTATGTCATTCTTGGATAGTGGCTTGAATGCAGAAGACTTGCGGTCAATCTCAAACGCATTAAGGGCTTCACCAAAATCAGATACCAAAGCCATTGCCTGATCGACATTAGCCTTGCCTTCGTTCACATTCTGTATGACCGAATTGATCTGCTGGAGCAACATGCCAGCGGCTGCAACAGATTCAATAATCATGGCTTACCCCATAAAAAACTGCGGCAAAGCAGCCGCTGCAATCAATGCGTACAGTCCGTAAATAAGATTTTCTAGGTGCTTAAACTTAGCAGAGCCTTCTGCAAGGCGCTCTTCGATACGTTGGTAGCGTAAGGCACACTCACGCTCATGCGCGTTAACTTCGTTCAATGCTTGTTCGCCTTTGTCGCTCATACTGATGTATCTATCCTTCGTGTTTGGGCAAGGGGCGTAGCCTCAATCTTGTTGCCTTTCTGTGTATATAAAACAGGTATAACCGTCTCCACCATATCTCTTACGGTTTCGCCATCCGCACCTGTTCGTAGGCGTTCTTGCTTTTGTACTGCGACTTGCTTCCAACTAACTTGAGCAGTGTCGCTAACTGGCCCTATTTCCATCTTGCTGTCCCTCAACAGGAAAACAATTGATATTGGCAGCTACCGTCCTTCGTTCACCCTCGCCTTGGAAGGGATAAACCATGTGCTGCATCCATGATGGGAACATGTATAAGCGCCCCACCTGCGGCCTTACTACGACGTTCTGCGTAGGTTTAAGCCGTTCTCTATCCCATGTACTGCTCTGCCCGTAGTTAAAGCAGAGACAGCCATCACTTTCGCCAGAGGCGTTATACAGCCCGAACTCTTGCGATCCCGGTCTTGGCCCCTGCACTATCTGGGGCGGCACCTTCGTCCATGTCGTGCAGCTAATGCCCATCACAGTTTTCGTGCCGTGGTCATGGATCGGGTTGTAGTCACCCTCGTAACTATGAACCGACCATAGCTCATCCATCTCGACGTTTCTGTTGCCATCCAGCACCTGACCAGATTGGGCCATGAACTGGTTGATATACGTCACGCCCATCTCGCACAAGAACCTAGAGAACGGTGCCAGCCTTGGATCTTCGTGATCCATCACAAGCTGCTCACCCGTCTTGATCTGGCCTACGAGCGTATGTGCTGCGCTGACTTTATCGTCTTGCGTAACTAGCTCATCAAGATAGTCGTTACAGGACTCAACAAACTCTGTCGGGATGTCCAACTCCATCAGAAACACTGACGGCAGCGGGTGCATCTGAAACTG